CTGTAGTTTCACAATACGCCGGCGGCGCGACTGCAAACATGGAAGCTGAGGAACGGCTGAAATCTTTACAAGACGTGGCCGATGAACCTGCAGTGAATGCTCCTGGAGTGATTACAGATAATCCTGATGGTCGGAAATCAGGTTTTGAGTCATTTAATCAAGCTTTTAAATCGGCAAGAACTAAACATGGTGGTAAGGGTGGTAAATTTACGTATAAAGGGAAAGAGTATCATACAGGGCTCGACACAGAACAAAAAACTTAATCTATGAAATATATTATATAAAGGATAAAATGGAACCCGATTTTATGGGAAAAGAAGGCTTTGTTTGGGCCGTTGGTGTTGTAGAAGATAGATTTGATCCTCTATATTTGGGAAGATGTCGAGTAAGATGGCTTGGCTGGCATACTAAAGATAAACAAGACCTACCCACAGATCTCTTGCCATGGGCTTTTCCTTTAATGCCCCTCACCTCTGCTGCTCAAACAGGAGTAGGAACAAGTCCAACTGGGCCTGTTGAGGGTACATGGATTATGGGATTTTTTAGAGATGGAGAAAACGCGAATGATCCGGTTATGATAGGCACATTAGGTGGCCGGCCTGATAAACCTTGTAATCCCGATGAAGGTTTTAATGATCCGAGAGATTATTCTCCAGCCTTTTATCAAGTAGATGCTGAAACTGGCAAAATCGTAAAGGATATACCCAAGTTTGCAGATGTTCCACAACATCCTCTAAGTGTAAAAATGAATAAACAAAGAGGAATTGAAATAGTTGAAAGGAGTGATAAAGCTGCTTTAGTTCAGGGTCAAACAGATGAAGATGGAAAACTTACTGAAGGAGTCTTAGTAGATGAAACAGAATCACAGGAAGCACAAGTTCCGGATTATGAATTTTCTTATAATTATCCTCTTTTTAGATTTTTAGGAGAACCAACAACTCCAAGATTAGCTAGAGGCCGCGAAGATGGTAGTACAAAAATTGATACAGTCCTAACATCCAATCACCACGGTGATTCGATAATTACACAGCAGGGCACCTCTATTGTTCAAACAAAAGCGGATTTAAGAATGAATCCTTTTCCTATGGCCAAAGGAACAGGAAAAGCTACTTTTCAAGAACCGGTTTCTCCTTATGATGCCGCGTATCCGTATAATCATGTACATGTATCAGAAAGTGGTCATGTTATTGAAATGGATGATACCCCAACGAGAGAAAGATTACATTGGTGGCATCGTTCCGGAACCTATAGAGAAATAGGTCCACTAGGAACTATGGTTGATAAATCTAATCGAGATTATTATTCTTGTGTTTTAAAAAATACTCATGAATCAGTTGGAGGCAATAAATATTCATCCATAAAGTATGGATATGAATTATGTGTGAATACTGCTGGTGGACAAGAAGATTATTGGTTGCGAGTTAAAGGATCTGGTGACGTACATCTAGAAGCAGAACAAGGCAATGTTGAAATATATTGTAAAGATGGAATTGCTTTTATCAATGCATCTAAAATTGAATTTAACGCTAAAGAATCATTTACTCTCAATACGCCTTTATTTTTGGAATCTTCCTCGCCTATTCCTGACTTGCCATCTCTTCATGGAGGCCCTATGATTCCGCGGGAAGAAAACACAGGAAAAATAAGAAGAATGAAAGGCAATGACTTAGAACAAATCGATGGCGGAAAAACATTAATTGCTACACAAATAACACAAAGTACCATGGGTTCATTCGGTATATCTGCTCAGAGTGAAGTGAAAAACCTTACTCATAGCAGTGAAGAAATTATTCAAGGAATGAATGTATTGAACAAAGGAAGTGGTGCTGGTAAGACCCTTACAGTTAATAATGGAATTATTAATTTAAGAGCCGCTAGTGCCCTTACCGGAGGCCTATTATTCCAATTAAATCAAATTCCTTCTCCTTCTGAAAAAGGTGCAAAAAGTTCCTCAATCGGATATATTGGTATTACTCCTAAAAATGTAACAACAGCTAGAATAACAATGGCTACTCCAATGGGTGCTATAACAATGAAAAATAAAGTTGGAGAAATTTCTCTTGGTGACTCTCCCTCAGGAGAAATAAAAATTCAAAGCAGTGGAGCAATGGGAGAAATAAATATATCGAACAAAGCAAAAGGTGTAATAGCAATTGATGGTGCTGGCTTAATATCAATTAAAAATGATGTAGCTTCTTTAAAAAAAATTTTAGATGATTTTTTTACAGAATATCAATCTCATCAACATGACTTAGTAGGAGGTGTGTCTCCGTCCGGAGGACCATTATTACCGGGAGCCAAAGCACTTCCTATGGTACCGGGAACATTTCCAAAAACGATGGACTCACAACTAGCATTAAATTCATTATTATCATAGGTAACATGGCAAAAGACGAATGGCAACAGCCAGATAGAATAGGTATTCATCCTACATTAGTTAAATTGGCTGAAAAAACTAAAAAATTAATAGAATTAGAAAATCTATTATTGGAAACAGTTAAATTAGATATAGAAAAATATAACGAAAATGAATTGAAAAAAAGGAAAAAATAATGGCAGAACCTATTAATTTACCTTTTGGTGTAGCATTAGATACTAGTTTAATAGGAAAAACGACTAATGCAGATGGTACCGAAGCAACAGGCTTGCATTTTGGAAGTGACTTCGGAGCCGCTGCAGAAGAAGATCCGGATCTTTGGAAATCTCAAACATTAGGTGATATAAGTTTTTTAAAACCTTTTTTTGAAGCTTCAAAAAAGGGCTTGGAACTTCATAAACAAAACTCGGCATTTATTAGAGAAATATATGAACTAAACAAAGCTCTAATGTTTGCTACTATAGATCCTATATTTGCGGCAATTGATGCAATTCTAGATGAAATTTTAAAATTATTAGCAGATTTACGAGGACTTGGTTTTTTCATGCTTCCGGTTCATGCTAATGCGGTTGAACAAAATGTAGAACGAAATCCAGCGACAGGTTCTTTATATTTTGGGAACGACGTTTATGTTCCGGCAAAAAAAATTCCGGCAGTTGGAACACCCGGAACCGATAATTACACAGCTCCCACCTACACGCGTGCAAACACCACGGCCGCTGGTCAATTTGATGCAGTGGCGACGGATCCTATTTCAGGTGAAACAATCTATGTAAAAGCTCCGGAGATGAGTGAGTATCCGCGGGTGCGGGGGAGGGATAATCCTATTACATTGACTGGGGGTGGCATAGGTGCTTACGTTGACCATTATTATATAAAAATGAATAACTACACGGGTTTGATGTCATTAACTCCCGGAGGAATTTTACAAACTATAGATAAATCTTTTGATGATGAAGGTGATGTACCGAAGTTTTTTAAACAAGCAATTGCGGATGGACAGGTTAAGAATGAAGACGGAACATTTGCAACGCTGAAAGATTATGTTCCTAATGTTGATATATCAAAATTTTCAGATTTAATAGATCCAAGTTATTATAAATCAGGCAGACCAATTATGTCTGATTCAGCTAAAGTTGGGGGCATTATTTTTATAATAGGCATGCCGGATTTTGATAAATTTAAAACAATTTTGGAAAAGTTTAATAAGCTTATAGATATTAAAGGCTTTACGGAATTGTTAAAAGATTTAGATAAAATATTTACACCGAAAGCCCAGACAAATACCTTATTATTATCTAAAGTAGCGACGATAACCGTTGCTGAAGGTACAGACATGTCTGCCATTCAAACTCAAGATAAAATACCCGCACATGCCCAGACCCAGACGAGCTTGGAAGGCGCGGATAAGGAAGGCGCCTACTATGTTATGCAAGACGAATCTTCCGGCGCATTTGGTGTACAGAATCCAGATCAAACTAATAGAGTATTAAAAAATGATAAACATGTTTATGCTCGAGTAAAACAAGTTGTAGAAACTATACCATGGCTCAATGAAAAAATGGACATGCGCGCAGCAAAAGCCATGGCTTCTACAGATCTTCCGTTGACAGAAAGTAGAATAAGACTGATGACTATAGGAACAAAGGTAAACAAAAATCCTTTGCCATATATGAATCAAACATTAGAAATTGAATATATAGAAAGCGGCGGCGAAGAATTTCAGTGTGGTGATTTAGTATATGAAGCCGTGCCGGGAACCACTCCAGAAATACGCCCTCCAGGTATAGGTCCTCCATCGGAGGTGAACGATCAGGGCACTACATATAATCAAGTTAGAGAAGGAACATGTACAGTGGGTGTAGTAGTAGATGCTTATGATGATAAAGCTATACCAGAATCTCCCAACTGGTCCGGCAAAAGTTTAGAACAACTATTTCCAGCTCTAGGTCCACTACTTAATAAATGTGAATCAGAAGTAAGAGGGATAAAAGCAAGTGTTGCATCTGCTAAAAAAGTTTTAGATCCTGTTATAGCTTGGCTCGATAGCAAAATAGCGGATGTAGAGGCATTTGCAGAAGATATCACAGAAATATTAGAATTATTTGCTGAAGGTGTTCCAGCTACCGGCATGTATTCTTTATATTTAGAACCAAGAACTGGCGGAATAGCTAAATTTAGAGAAAGAATGATGAGCGCAGGAGGCGACCGCAAACCACCGGAATCTTTAAAATTTTGCGCCGGTGTGTGTTTTTTAGGAGGAGGCCCGACTGGAAATCCACTTTTAAAATCTATAGATTTATTATCTTTGTTATTAGGTTTAAGACCACAAACTGCCCTTGAAGTGGCAACTACACAAACAATGGCCAAAATAGCGATTCCTACATATGACGAAACTAAAGAATATACGGCAGGTGATAAAGTATTTTATAATAACGTTAATTATATATGTATCGTGGACGCTCCAGCATCAGAAGCCCCGTTAATTATGAGCACTGATGGTACTCCGGTGCTCAATACTGCTTATTGGTCCTTTGCAGAGGCGGCAGTCGGAGGTGACACAGAAGTTGAAGTTGGGGACTCAAGAACACCAGAAGAGATAGTAAAAGCTAAACTTGCTTGGTTGAAAGCAGCCAAAGCAGCATTAGCCGAAATTTTGGAATATTTGGATGGCTCACCACCCTCCGGAAAAAATTTGAGAGAAAAAATAGAAGATGTTAACCGTTTTGGTTCTATTGATACAACAACCCAATTATTTGATGGTCCAGATATAAATATTTATTTGGAATTAACTCAATTGAGAGAAAATGATTTACGAGAATTGGAATTATTAGTCGAAAGAATTAAAGAAATAATACAAGCAATTGAAATAAACTTAATTCAAGAGTCACTCAAACTCGAGTCAGATGAAGATACCCCTAAAGGAAGTTTAAGATCTATAGGTAAGACATTGATGATAATAAAAGGTGAATTTGTAGATGAAGTGGATGGTACTTCCTTTGAAGATTTTGGTCACCGGCAAGTCAAACCAAATACTACAATTACTGTACTTCATCCTCTTTTAGATGCTTCTGGAGCAACAAGATCTGTTGAAAGATTATCTAATACAACTATAGCTGTTCTTGAAGAAGAATTTCCTGTTGATCTAGAAGAAATATTGCCTTATAATGTAATTTTAAATAATTCTGTTGAATCAGTTTACAAGCATAGGGATGAGAATAAAATCCCCAATACTCAATCTTACTATCACCCAGGTTATAGATTAAGAGAATATAAAGCTAAAGCTAATACTGTTTCAATAGCTGTTCCAAATGACTCAGGTGAATACACACAACTTCCACGGTGGGCAGCCGGTCAGGCCGGTCCGGAAGGCGATGTTCGTACTACCGCTCATTATCCAGAAGGTACTGTAGTAAAAATTAACGGAACTGTTCCAGTTTCAGAAACATATATCTCAGACGATACTGGACTTCAGGTTGTGCGCACGGAGGAAGAGTTGGTGGTCGCCGATACGTGGATGGCCTTAGGTGTTGCTGAAAACGATAAAATTACTATTGATTTTGGATCTGACTCTGGCGGAGCGGTCACCAAAGTAGTGGATACAACAATTGGAGAAGAATATGTTAAGGTTGATTCTGGTTTTACCATCGGAACTGGAGCACCAGAAATATTTCTATACCATGGAGAATGGTCTTTTGAAATATCAGACGCATCGCTGGCCGAAGCTGCTAAAGCAGCAAAGATACAAGGGAGCAGAAATAAATATGCAGATTATTTAGAAGAAATTAATGAGCAGGCAGATATTGTTTATGACTATCTCACTACTTTGGAAGCCAAAACATGGCCGGCACCTGAAACAGAAGGTTAAGTATAAATAAAGTAATGGAGAAATCATAAATGGCAGATACAAAATTTACAGAAATAACATATGATTCTGAAACAGGCGGAACAATATATTCCGATGTGGATTTGTCGTTCAAAGTTCATCCGGTCACAGGAGATCTTCTCAAAACAAAGAACGCTACCGTTATAAAACAGTCTATGCGTAATGTTTTACAAACTAGAGAATTTGAAAGAATTGGACATCCTGAAATTGGATCAAATTTACAAACTTTGTTATTTGATCCCATGAGTCCAATAACAGAAACCCGATTAAAAATTAGTATAGAAACAACTATGCAATCCCTAGAACCGCGTGCCATAATAAGAGATATTCAGGTTTCATCCGAAGAGGATTTAAATAGATATAGAGTAAAAATAATTTTCACTATGATGGGACAACAATCCTCGGAAACTTTCGAACAATTTTTATATAGATAGGAATTACTGTGGCAGAACAATCAGCTAAATTACAAGTATCTGAATTAGATTATAGATCTATTAAATCAAATTTAATAGCATTTTTAAAAAGTCAAAGTGAATTTTCAAATTTTGATTTTGCGGGATCTGGTTTAGATGTTATAATGGATTTGCTTTCATATAATACATATTACAATTCTTTTTATTTGAATATGTTAGCCAATGAAATGTTTTTAGATACAGCAGAACTTAGAAATTCTGTTGTACAAAAAGCCAAACAAATAGGTTATACGCCACGATCTGTTCAAGGAACTAAAGCAATTGTTTCATTAGATATAGTTCCGAGTGATGAAGCAACAACTATGATTGTTGAAAAAGATAAAAGATTTTCATCAACTATTAATGAACAAAAATATATATTTACAACAGCAGATTCTTATGCCGGAATATTGGATGCAACTGGAAAATTTACGATAAATGATGTTCAATTAAATCAAGGTGTCAGAATAACACACAAATATAAAGTTGATTATAATAATAAAGAACAACAATTTATATTACCAAACACTAATACTGATATAACAACTCTTTCTGTTGTTGTAAAAGCTTCATCTTCTTCAACTGAAACACATGCCTATCAACTAATATCAGATACAGTTAAGGTTACACCTACATCTAATGTATATTTTCTGTATGAAAGTTTTGAAAATAAATTTGAAGTTCAATTTGGAGATAATAAAGTTGGTTACAGGCCGGCAGATGGAAGTCAAATTATTTTGGCTGCAAATATATCTGATGGTGCAGCTACTAATAAAGCTGCAACATTTAGAGCAGTAGATCCAATAGGTGGATATTCTAATGTTTCTATATCTACCACAACAGTTGGATATGGAGGAGCAGGTAGAGAATCTATTGCTGAAATTAAGTATAATGCACCAAAATTATATGAAACCCAAAATAGATGTGTAACATTAAATGATTATAAAAGAATTGTAGAAAAAGAATGGGTTAATGCTGAATCTGTAACATGCTGGGGAGGAGAACAAAATGATCCTCCAAGATATGGAAAAGCATATATTGCTGTAAAACCTAAAAGTGGATTATTTCTAACAACGAAAGATAAAGAAGTTATTAAAAAAGAAATTTTAGCAACAAAGAATATGGTATCTGTTACACCAGAAATTGTGGCGCCGGATTATTTATACATAGCAATTGCGGCTAACGTTCGATTTGATCCAAATAAAACTGTACAATCTCCTCAAGAAATAGGTGAAAGGATTGTTTCAACCTGTATAGATTATAATACTCAGGAATTAGGAAAATTTGATTTAAGATTTAGATATTCACGATTAACCACTTTAATTGATAATTCTGATCCGGCTGTTCTGAACAACCAAACAACAGTTTTATTATTTAAACGATTAGCTGTTGAGCTCGGTCAGGCATTTAACTATTCTCAAAATTTTTCTAATCAGATAAAATTTCCCTATAAGGGATATAAGGGAGCATTAAAATCTTCAAAATTTGAATATATCAATGAAAATACTAATGTATTAGAACAAAATACATTATTAAATGATGCAGATGGAATTATTCAAGTTGTAAAAGAAGAAGCCGGTGCAGTAGCAATTGTTAATTCTAATGTAGGAACAATAGATTATGAAACTGGTAAAATGACGTTGGTAGGATTTATACCTAATTCTGTTGAGAAGGTAGTAAATAATAATACTATTGAAATATATGTTGAAACTAATGTTCAAGATGTTACACCTATTAGAGAACAAGTTATAATAATTAATAAAAAAGACGTAACGGTTAATATGATAGTAGATACCGCTCTATCAACCGGTGATTTTGCTCAGGCAACGGTTAATGAAACACCAGCCTTGGTAGTATATGGAGCTAATACTGCATAATGGCCGATAATAGAATTTCTGAAATTATTCAAAATCAATTACCTTCCTTTTTTATGGAGGAGGGTTCCAATCTCCCTCTCTTTCTTACTAAGTATTTTGAATTCCTAGAATCTTATCAAATAGAATATACCGATTTAATTTTAGATGAATTTAATATGGTTCTCGAAGATGATGCAGAAGCTTATTATATTTACGGTACAGCTCTAGATGATGGATTAATATACACTTCATCTGATGAAGGTATTGAATATGATCCTGCATTACAAACAGGACATTATTATCCAATATATGGTAATAAGCCAGACGCCATAGCAGCTTCTGATGATCCAGAAATAGTTTATGAATTACATTTAGAAGAATTCGCAGGCCGTACATTTTATATGCCTCAAAAAGGCGGAGAAAATGGAACCAACTTTGGATTATTTGAAGATGATCCACCCACAACAACATTAATTCAATATTCAACTTCCGGGACAAAATTTCTATTAGAAAGCACTCCAGACGATGATCCGAGTGTTAGTGAAATTGATGAATTATTGGTAGAATCAGATAGAGACCCAACTACTGCAACATTTTCATTAGGTGAATTAATTGTAGGGCAAGTTTCTGGAGTTGAAGCAATAATTACAGGTGTTCAAAATCACGGCGTTTTTCCGGCTGGAAAATATCAATCTACAGATATTACTAGTGATTATTATAAAACCGCGCCCCATGTATTATTTGCGCGTCCCATCAATACTAAAGCTTTTCTTCATGGTGAAACAATAATTGGAAAAAGATCTAGAGCAAAAGCAATAGTTGGTCAAACTGATAAAGACATTAAAAGAAATCCTCTTCGAGGAGCAGCTGATTTAGATTTGGTTAATGATATAGATGAAACCGATAACATGTACCTGGAAAGGTTTCGGGATGATTTTCTAACAAATATTCCTATCGGTTCCGTTGGAGATTTAAGACAAGCAATAAAAACCGCTAAAGAAATTTATAGGTCAAGAGGAACAGAAGATTCATTTTTATGGCTCTGGAGAACTGTTTATGGATCGGAACAACTTTCCTTTATATATCCAAAAGAAAGATTGTTAAGACCATCTGATGGAACTTGGAAATCACTAAAATCTATTAAAATTTTTACTGGAACAGCTTTAAATCCAGATGATTTTAATAGTAAAATTATTAAAGGTGAACAATCTCAAGCAACAGCTACTGTTGATAATTCAATTTCATATTTTGAAGGGACAACTGGTGTAACAGAATTATTTTTAACCGATTATACTAAAGGATATGATGTTCGTTTTGATGCTTATTCTGATTTTCAATCAGACGAAACAATAGCAACAATTGAAACATATGTTGATGCAGAATTAATGGGAAGTGATAATTCGGAAGATGTAATTAAAGCAATGAACTTCCCGGAAGCTTCTTCAAGAGGAACATGTATTGCGGTTATTGGTGAAATTGATATTATAAGCAATGGAACAGGATATAAAATTAATGATGAACTTATAATTACAGGTGGTGCCGGAAAGGGGGCTGTAGCTCGCGTAGCTACTACTGCTAATGGTGCTATTGATGAAGTTATCATTGATGATGGAGGCAATGGTTATTATGGAGGCGAACGTTTAGAAATTAATAATTCCGGGACCGGAGGAAGAGGCCACACTGGTGTAATTTCCAAAGTGCTTCCCACAGGAGTGTTTAGAAGTTCTAATACAAAGGTTAGCGCAGCTATATCAGTTGCTGAAGGTGGAACCTCTCCATCAGCTATATTATTAAATTCGGCTTCTTTTTCAATTGAAGAAGAAGATGTTAAATATCCAGAAAATATTAATACACACTTTAGTTCAAGTAATACAATTACGTTTGTTGCAGAAGTAGCAAATCAAGATACCGCAGACGCCGGAGCAAATATATTATTAGAAGAAGGAGATGGTACAATTCTTATTGATAGTACAGATGGAAGTGCTGATGCCGGTGATAATATTCTTTTCCACACTAAGGCTTTTGAAGATGATATTCAACCAGGTTATTATGTATATGATTCTAAAACGGGGACCAAAGGAACAATTGCAGGTCCTTCAGTAAATACTTCAGCTTTTGTATACGCATTAGAAAGCCCAACAGCTCCTAATTTTGTTGATGGTTCAATGTGTGATCTTTATTACAGTGCAAATGGATCTGCAGTTCCTGGTAAATCTAATATGTTTACCATTAGCACGATTCAACCCGCCGGTTATTATGAAATTAAAGATGAAGAGGGATTATTTGCAAATCCATTTGGAGATGGTTCAAGATCAGTTTCAGATTATTATGGAGGAACTGCTTATACTTATACAGGTTTCGGATCCATTTCTGAAACTCGAGTAATAACTACAGGACTTGATTATATAAGAGCTCCTAGATATGCAGCAAAAAATGAATCTACTTTAGGTCTAGAACAATGGAGATTTGAAGATCCTATAACAGGAAAAAATACTGGTCGATTAACATATTTAAATTTAGCTGAAAATGTTTATGGAAAATATAGATTTGGCGAATCTGTTATAGGGGTAACATCTGGTAAGAAAGCAAAAGTAATATTACCTTCTGTTAATTCTACATCAAATTCTACTTTTAGTACTATGAAGGTTCAAGATGAAGAAACAACTTTTTCTCTTGAAGATGTAAATGTTCTTCAAAATAATATTGGAGATTTTGAGGATGGAAGTATTACAGGGCTTTCGGCTTTGTCTTTTAAAAGAACAGCTGTAGATACCGGCAGCCACACACTTTCATTAGAATCATCTAATACTATTTCTGGTTCATATAGTGGTAAGATAGCGGTTAATGATCAGTTAGATACTTATATTGGCATACGCTCAATAGATAGTGAAGAAGGTGAAGCATATGCGAATACTATTATTCCCGGAAATCAATATAATGCTAAAATTTCTTTTAGAGCCAGCAAAAGTCTTAGATTTACTGAATTAAGATATGGTCATTCAGACTCAGATGTAGATTATGAACCGATAGGATCCGAAATAGGATTAACACAAACAGTTATGTATACGCTTCCGGAAACAACTAATGCGGATCAAGTTTATACTTTCGAAGGAAAATTTGTAGCAAGTTCAGATCGTTATCACGCTGTTTATTTATTTGCAAATACTCAGTCTTCTACAACATATGATTTACATATAGATAATATATCAATCGCCGATATATCATCTCGCGGAAAAATTCAATATGAAGGATTTAATACCGCCGATGATATAGAATCATTTATGATGTTAGAACCCACAGATTTTATTCCTGGCGAAATAATTATTTCTTCCCAAGGTGCTAGAACAGCAACTTTAGCATCTTCAAATGCTTTTACTCAAGAAACAAATTCTGGTTATGGTAACAATGCTATTTTAAAAGCTGGAGCTTTAAAAACAGGAGCTATCAAATCTCTTTCAATTACTACAGCAGGTATTAATTATAATATAGTGCCTAGTGTAACTGCCCCTGATGGGGATAATAATGCAACATTTTTAGCTATACGAACGGCTTTAACAAATTATCCTGGTAAGTTTCAAGATAAACTCGGAATGATTAGTGATATTATCAGGATTCAAGATTCTTACTACTATCAAGATTTTTCGTACGTTTTAAGATCGGACATTCAAATTAATGAATTTAGAGATTTAGTTAGATCTTTTGTTCATCCAGCTGGATGGAATGTTTTCGGAGAGATTGGTATATTACTTCTGTTAAATGTAGACGTTGATGCGTCAACAGATACTACTAAAAAACTTGAAATATTTATTGATAGAACACCAGCATTTGTTCCCACATACGGTCCACTTACAGTCAGCCAGAGAGGCACCGATACAATTTATAATAGTACTACCATGAGTCCTTATACTAGTATTTTCGGACAAATTGATATGTGGACAGGTGAGGTTCATAAAATGCATATTGAATTTTTGGATCCGCGAACAATAGGATTTGGAGTTACAACAGACGATAGGCATTTTGCATTTCATGCGGGACGAGTAGATTGGTTAGTTGGACGTGGATGGGATTATGAACCATACAGCCGAGGTTTGGCCGGACAATTTGATCCGTGGAACGATGGATATGATTCAAACCGCACGGGGAGAGTAGAAATACCTCATCATTTTTCGCAGCATGATAAAGCGCGTCTTAATTCTACTGAAAAAATTGCTCCTTGGTATCCAAATGTATTTCCAGAATTAGTCATTCCCGGTCACTATGAAGGAAATGAATGTACGGGCCACAGTGCCTTTGGCGGAGTTTCATTATGGGGTAAGTCAACTCACTATAATACAGAAAATAGATGGGGCCCAGTGCATACGACAAGTGCATGGGGCGCAACTGCTGGAGCACAAAGACCAGCCGACACCTATTGGGGCCTAGGTGGAGATGGAGACCCAGATACAGCACGTAAAGGCGGTATAGATTATTGGTTAGAGATAGGTATATTAGGTAAGTATCGATCTCCGGACGGAACACATGTAATGCCAACAATTACTACTTATTATACTTACGGACAAGAAGAAATTGAATTACTTGCGAACTTGTGGAAGTCTAATCATTATCTCGAAGTTAAATCACACCTCGAAATTTTTGATCGTTGGGGCTTACAACGGATACAACTTGATCTTCCAACTTTATCAGGCGTGTCTACTTATGTTAACATGGCAGACTCTGTTATAGAACCTACTTTTCCAGAAGCTGCGTTTGGCTGGCCCATAACAGAATATCCAAATCCTGCATCACAAGAAATAATGGTAACAGTTGCAAGTACTGATTTTTATTTTGATGGTGTAAACATTAATGATAGTGCTTGGTCAAGAAAACTTATTAAAGGGGTTACATATCGTTTCAATCAAGAAGATAGTTCTAATGCAAACCATCCATTAAAATTTGCTAGTGTGCTCGATGGTATTCATAATGGAAGTTGGATATCAAGTATGGAATTTTCTTCCACTGCTACAGGTACTGCTGGCAGCGGCGGTGCTTATGTCGACTTTAAAATCCCAGATCATACTTATAAAACTTGGTTACCTCCGGATGAACTAGTTGATTGGGAACCTGATTTTTATCGTGCATTATTTGCATACTGTCATAATCATTCTGGCTATGGTGGCCCAATAATGACAGAAAATAAATCAGTACTTTCTTCAACTATAGAAGTGACTCCACATACTCCAGTTGCAGCGGTCGCGGAACCACAATTAACTGCTATTAATACAGGAACTCAAGCAACCTTATCTGGTCAATCGTATGCAAGAGCAAAAGATAAAAAATTAAATAATCCAAATACATTTATAGTTGCAGGTGCAAAAGTATATGGTGGAATGGCAGTGGGATTAAGACCCGATGGAAAAGTAGAAAGAGTATATGAAACAGGAAATGTATTGTTTCCACGTATTAATTATGTTCATTCATTATTAGGAATAGTTAATGAGGACGCCGAAGTAGGAGAAGTTGTAACAGTAAGAGATACAGATTCTATAGAAGAACGTGTTTATGATCTAATACCGGGTGCAGAATATTATCCTAATTATAGTCAAAATGTTTGGGCTAAAGGTGGCGACCACGAATGTTGGATCACTACTGTGCCGCCTACAATAACTTCTGCAGATAGTTTAGATAGAATTAAATTAGGAAAAGCAGTAACTAAAGACCAATTAGATTTATCTTTTCCTCAATGGAAATTATATGAATATCAAGCTTTTGAAGATATTAGTAAAGGCCATGTAGTTGGTTTAATGTCTAATGGAAAAATTCAATTAGTTTTTTGCGAAGCAAATGGAGATGCTAAACCTCAATTAGATGGTGTTCATTCATTATTAGGATTAGCAAAAGAAGATATAGCTGCAGGTGATTGGGGTGAAGTAGTTACAATAGATAAATCTCTTCAAATGGCTGCTTTTCTAGAAGGATCCTATAATCCACTTCCCGGAACAGGGTTAACAAAAGGTACAAATTATTATGTTGATTATAGAGATGCTTCAATAAAAGAATTTGGAACTTATGTTAATCATCCCGATAATATTATCGGAGTCGCTTTACAAAACGATATAATTAAAATAACTGCTAAGTTACCAATACATCAAACATATTCACCACAATGGGATTTGACAACTACAGCATATCCATATCCAACATATTGTCCGGTTAGAACTATTCCTAATCCTGATGAATATTTTTTAGCACATAATTCTATAGATGCTGCTGAGCAATATGATGATCAAATAATTGAAAGCTTAGTAGCTACAAACTTTACACCCGTTAAAAATTTAGAGCAGGGTACAACAGTTTACTTTGATGATATAAATATAATACTGGAAGAGTCCGATGGGATGTTATTAGAAGATGGAGACGAATTATTAGCGGAAGATGGCTCAAATGCAGCTACTTCCTCAATTGGTAAGTTAATAATTGAATCCGAATTTTTACTATATGAAGATCTCATAAATACAGGAATAGGTCAAGAACCTAATAGAAAAATGAATATTTATAGTCGTCATGACGCTAAATATATCGTGGGCGACTTGACCACAACGACTTTTAACATTCATAATCGCGGTAATAAATATTTCCCAGAAGGAATATTAGATGCCGTTGCTCAACATACTGTTTTAGAGTAATTAATTAAAAATAAAAGATTGGAGTTATCGAAATGCCGGCCTTAGTAACAAACAAATTTAGAATGTTTAATGCAAGACAATTCCGGGAGTCTTTTGACGAAGATTACGGAATGACAACATTCGCGAATACAGTCGCGGGCGATACATACTTAGAATCTAATATGTATCTTTTCATCGGTGGTGTCCAAAACTGGGCTAATGTAGCAGGAGCCGCGGCAGCAGATTCAGACACAACACCTCCTTCACCTACCGATGATGTATCAAACACTTATTTTAGTCACTGGAAGGATATGATTGCAGCCAAAAAGGTTGTATCTACTGACGTGACGCATTGTATTCCTAGGTATAATTGGGCTAATAATACGCCTTATTATGCTTATGATAATACAGAACCAGGAATGCTAGCACAATCATTTTATGTTATGACAGACGAATTTAACATTTATAAGTGCTTAGCAAACAATAATACATCTGGTAATAGTTTAGCCAAACCTACTGGACAGACAACAGCGCTTGTTACACCTGGATCTGATGGTTATAAGTGGAAATATATGTATACGATTTCCGCAGCATCAGCCTTAAAGTTTGTAACAACAAATTATATTCCAGTACAACAAGTTAGATTTTCAAACGTTGTTATGGCTTCTGCCACTCAAGAAAATACTTTGCAAAGAGATGTTGAGAACGGAGCTGTTGATGGAGCTATTAATATCTATAGAAAAACAGCTAATGGCACCGTTGGAGGATTAGAATATTTAATTTTTGAAACCAACACATTAGATAATGGTTTTGGTGGGGCATATGCTCATACTACAGTTTCTGTTAGAATTCACAGCACAGCTGCAGCTACAGATGACGTTTATGTTGGTTCAGATATTTTCTTTACTTCAGGAGATGCTGAAGGTTCAGGTGGAACTATTACAGATTATGATTCAACCACTAAAGTTATAACTTTTGCGCCTGCTCTCGCAACCGCTCCTGCTCAAGGAGATAATTTTCAAATCGCCCCCAGATTACAAATTTTAGGGGATGGTTCTGGAGCAAATTGTAGATCTAATGGAACTAATGCATCTGGCTTGACCGATATTGTAACTATCGCAGCTGGTTCCGGATATACAAATGCAGTAATTAATGTTTTAGCAAATACTTCTTGGAATCTAGATGATGCCAAAGTAGTTGCTGCAATTGAACCTAAAGGTGGTCATGGATTTGATTCCGTTGAAGAATTAGGCGGATTTAATATAATGGTTAATGTTAGGCTAGAAAATGATGAATCTGGCGAATTTACAGTTGCAAATGATTTTAGAAAGATTGGATTAATTTCACATCCAAATGCTGCTAATACCACAGATGGATCAGATCTTGGTACTCCGGCTGTAATTTCTTTAGGAGATCAAGCTCTTAGATTGACTCTTCAATCATTTTCTGGAGCAGCTTATGTAGCAGATGATTTAGTAACAGGAGCAGAATCAGGAGCCACAGGAAGGGTTGTTGACTGGGCTTCCGGTACAAGTAAGTTGAGAATAACACAAGTTACAAAAGGGGCCAATTCAACCGTTGGTTGGGATACAACTCCTGGATCTTTTCAAGGTAACGAAGCTCTAACAATAGCTGGTGCCGGAACTACGGCTAACACAAGTGTTGTTGAAGGACCTGACTTGAAACAATATACTGGTGATATTCTGTATGTTGAAAATAGATCTCCTATCTCAAGAGCCAGTGACCAAATTGAAGATGTGAAGTTAATAATTAATTTCTAAAATTTTTAGATAAAGAGATATAAGTGTCTGGAGTAAAAACAAATTTTAACATTGCACCATACTATGATGACTATGATAAAGATAAAAACTTTCATAGAATTTTATTCAGACCTGGTTTTGCAGTTCAAGCAAGAGAGTTAACTCAATTACAAACAATCTTACAGGAACAGGTAACTAGGTTTGGTGATAATATCTTCAAAGAAGGTAGTAAAGTTTTTGGTGGGGATGTTACCCTTAATAATCAAGTTAATTCTTTAAAATTAGAATCGGCATTTGATAATGCAGATATTGCTGTAACTAATTTTGCTGGAAAAACCGTTACTGGTGGAACATCAGGAGCTAAAGGTTTAGTTATTAAAGCTGAACCAGGAACTGTTTCAGATCAACCAACATTACTTTTTTCAAAATTAGGTGGTGGTGATTTTATAGATGGTGAAACAATTGCTACTTTAGAAGGGGTGCCATGGCAAGCTAACACGGTTAGTTTAAGTGGAACCGCTGGAATCGCTGCAGCTCAAAATACTGCATCCATTGCAAGTATTTCGGAAGGCGCTTTTTATATTAGTGGTTTTTTTGTAGTTGTTCAAGATCAAACTATTTCATTAGACAAATATAGTAATATTCCTACTAAGAGAATTGGATTACTTGCTACTGAAGAAATAGTTCAGACAGATGATGACCCATCTATTTTGGATAATGCTCAAGGAACTGCTAACTATGCCGCGCCTGGTGCTGATAGATTTGCTATAAATTTAACATTAGCAGCTCTCGATATAGTAACAGAAACAGTCGGAGCTGATGGAACAACGACTACTACTAGTGATACTATTTCAGAATTTGCTGGTGAAAAATTTATAGAATTAACTAGAGTTGAATTAGGTGTTAAAACAACAGAAACGAGATATCCATTATATGCAGAAATTGAAAAGACAATGGCTCGCAGAACCTTCGATGAAAGTGGAAGTTATACTGTTCGCCCATTTGGAATTCAATTAAAAGATCATATAACCGGTAATAATTCTTTAATTTCTGCCGGATTAGAAGCTGGTAAAGCATATGTAAAGGGATATGAATATGAAAGTATCGCTACACGATATATTGATGTCGAAAAAGGAAGAGATACTGCAAATATTTCGGATTATATAGTTGCTGCTGATTATGGAAATTCTTTATATCTCAATAAAGTTTTAGGAACGTTTGATATATCTAAACATGAACTTGTGGATCTTCATTGTTGTGCTGCCGCGTCTGTTAATTCAGCAGTAGGTGATTCTGATGCATTGACAAAATACAATCAAACAAAAATGGGTACAGCAAGAATAAGATCGTTTGATTGGGAACAAGCAGATATAACCACAGCCAATACTACTCATTATCATTCAGTTTATTCATCACGAATATATGATATACGTTTAAATAAAACTATTAACGCACAAGTTTCCGGAGAAGGTGATGATCTTATAACAGTTGGAATGCCGGCAGCTGAAACTTCTTTTGCCAACGGAGCATATAAAGGAGCAACTCTTACAGTTAATACTACATTTGCCGGAACTGCTACCAGTGATGTTGTTTCTATTGCGGAATATATAGCTATTGGTTCTCAACATAAAGCAGTATGTAATACCGCACTATCACAAAAAGTTCAATCTAATTCAACGTTTTCTATTTCTTTTAAATTTCAAGATTTAGGTTCTTTAATAGTTAAGCACGCAGCCGTAGATCAATTAAATGAAGCTAATAGTTCACATGTAGTTAAGACAACTCAAGCCGATATAGATAAATTATCAAGATTTAATAACGACCCCGAAGGCACAGCTTTATTGTCAGGTACAAGTAAAAATAATTTAATTTTTCAATTACCATTTTCACCTTTAGCTTCTATTCCGGATGGGATAACTTATACCTATAAAACATTTCAATCGGTAGCCGTTCCTATTGCTGGAACAACAACTGTTTCAACTGCAACAGGATCTTTTATAGGAACAGGAAGTTTACCCTCTTCTACAGCAAAAGAATTGTATTCTGTAGCTATTAAAACAATTGATAACCCTTCAAATCCTCCTATAGATAATGTTACAGGAGAAGAATTAACTGAGGGTCAAATATTAGAATTTTCTTCAGCAACTGGAAGAACAGCAACCATTGATAGTGCATCTCAAACTACATTAAATTTAAATTCAAAAAATGGTGCGTATCAAGTTGAAATTCTTTCAACTATTAGAACAGCAAATGCAACTCCGAGATCAAAAACTTTAACAATTGGAAATACTACAAATTTATCATCTAATTCCGATATATCAAAAGGACAAGTTCATTTTATATTACCTAATAAACAGGCTGGTAAAAAAGATAACTTAATGATTTCTGATGTATTTAATTTAGTATATGTTATAGATTCTGGGGATAAATCTTCAGCTGTTACTTCAACGCATTTAGCAGCTCTTAGAGATTTAACATCGACAACAGCACAAAATATTACATCAAATTATGAATTAGATAATGGTCAAAGAGACAACTTTTATGATCATGCGTCTATTATTTTAAAACCTGGAGCCGCGGCTCCAAAAGGTCAAATGTTAGTAATTGTTGATCATTTTAGTAATCCTGCTCTAGATCCGCCCATTCAAGATGCATTAGCAGGATACTTTTCGGTCCAATCATATGCAGATGTAGGAGCTAATACTGGTTATCATTATGGTTTAGACGGAATTAATAGAGAAGGTCTTAATTTTGAAAAAATTCCATCATTTACAAGTCCTACAACAGGTGAAGAAATTCAATTAAGAGATAGCATAGATTTTAGACCGTCGCGATATTCTGCAAATAATGATAAAGGTTCTAATACAACAAATGATCTTACTTCTAATAATGCTGCTTTTCCATCATCTCAATTAGGCGCAGCCGGTGGTACTCCAGATCCTGAATATTCATTGCAATTTAATACTCAATATTATTTGGGACGAAAAGATAAACTGATTTTATCTAAAGATAGAGTCTTCAGAGTTCTTAAAGGAGTTCCTTCTCGAGAACCAATTACTCCTCCAGATGATGATGATTCTATAACATTATATACTCTAACTATTCCTCCTTATACTTTTAATACCGGAGATATTAAAACCAAGTATATTGATAATAGACGATATACAATGAGAGATATTGGTAAGTTAGAGAAAAGAATTGAAAATCTTGAATATTATACTGCATTATCTATGCTCGAAAAAGAAGCAGCTGCAACATCAATATCGGGCGGATCAACAAAAGATTCTCTTTTCAATCCTGCTGGAGACAGATTTAAGAATGGTATTCTTGTAGATGGATTTAAAGGCCATTCTATAGGTGACGTAATAAACACAGATTATCTATGTTCTATAGACATAGAAAAAAATGAATTAAGGCCTCCGTTTAAATCAGATGCTTACGGTTTTCAACTGTCAAAAGGATCTAGTAATAATATTTCATATCATTTACCTGGTCCGGAATTAGCTACTCTACCATTTACAACAGCTAATTTAGTTAATCAACCATTGGCTAGTTCTTATAAAGCAATTAATCCTTATGCTTTAGCTCAATTTTCCGGAGGAATAAAAACATTTCCAGATTCTGATGTATGGTATGATGCTACTATAAGACCAGAAGTGTTAGTTAATTTAGAAGGAGTTAATGATAATTGGCAATTCGGAGCTGTAAATGGTGGGCACGGATCTCAATGGGATGATTGGACAAAAATTTGGACTGGTGAGCAAATTAACCCAGAACCAGAAATAAGTATAAAAGATGCTGGTGCAACTTCCGGCGGAATAAGAAAAGCAACCCTGATTTCTCAAGGCCAAACTAGAAGAGGTATTACTTCAAAGAATATTCCAGATTCTATTAAAAGAAGTTTAGGTAATAAAGTCGCAGATATTTCTATGACTTTTTGGATGAAACCTCATTTACTTAAATCACAATTTACCCCAGATGATGAAAGAATTTATTTCGTTGCTAAAGGAATGAAACCATCAACAAATGTATCAATATTTTTTGACGGTACGAATGTTACAGCTAATGTATATCCTATGCCTTTTCTTGTTCTTAATGGTGTGGATACTACTAAGCATTTAATTCAGGGAGAAACTCTTTCTGAAGGTGCTAATGTTTGTCAGGTAATTATGCCAGAAAAAACTACTGCAGGCGGAACCGCAACCGGTTATATTAAAGTAATTAAAGCTCATGATCAAAATGGTGATAATGCTGATCTGGATCAAACTTTTAGTCCAAGTACAACAACTATTTTAGCTTCTAATAGTGGAATTTCTGCCGTAGTTTCTAATAGAACTGTTCCCACAAAAGGACAAGCCTCTTATATGGCTACTAATTTAGCTGGATCTTTTGCTGGAGTTCTTAGTTTACCTAGCTCAGCACATAAAGCCGGCGAAAGATTATTAAGAGTTACCGATGAACCAAATGATAACGTTGCAAGTTCTACCATGGCAGCTGAATGTACTTTTCATGTAAGAGGTTTATTGGATGGAAGGGAAGCAACTTCAATTTCAACAAGACCATCTACTTCACGAAGAGAAGATGTTACTAATGAAAATGTTATAACAAGTACTACTAGTAGAGTTGAAGGTTCTCAAGGTTGGATGGATCCACTGACTCAAACATTTATTGTTAATAAGAGTAATTATGTAGAAGGTGTTTTTGTTAAAGAGGTTGATTTATTTTTTAGACAAAAAGCAACCGCTAATAGCTCTACACCTCAATTACCCGTTACTGTTCAAATTAGACCTCTAATTAATGGGTTACCAAGTTGCGGAACAATTCTACCATTTGCTGAAGCATCCTTAAAACCAGAATCAATTCAAACTACTGTCTCAGCACCAGAAGCAACAAATACAGAACATGCTACTACATTTGTATTTCCCGCACCTGTTTATTTAACCGGTGATGAATATGCATTAGTAATCATTACTAATAGTAGTGAATATCAATTATGGACAGGAATACAGGGTCTAAACCCTTTAAGTACGGCCGCTATTAGTCCTAATTTTAGAATACCTAAACAACCGAACGTAGAAGATTTATATTTGCCTACTAATGCAGGTGTTGTAAATAAATCGCCGGGTGAAGCTTTAATGATGAGAATTAAGAGATGTCATTTTACAACAATAAATCAAGGTAATATAATCTTGATGTCCAATTCTTCAAGTCAATCTGCCGCCTCTTCTAATGTATTTGCCGATGTATATAAACTTAATACATCAATAATGCAATTTGATAGTTCAACTGTTGGATTTTCTTATAAAACTTCAAATACAGCTGGTAGTTATATTACAACTGATTATGTTCAAGGTGAAAGAGATAAAAATGTTTATCCTACAGAACGTATGATGATGCAAGCTAATACGGCTAATTCATTTAGTTGTCATGTTGGAATTAGATCAACATCAAAATATGTTTCTCCAATAATTGATGTTTCGAGATTTAGTTTAATAACTCTTGAAAATGATGTAGATAATGCGGCAATTGCAAATTCTCAAGTATACGTAATTAATGCTGGATCTAATTATACATCTTCAGCAGTTGCAACAGTAGATGGAGGAAATGGAACAGGCGCGACGATAGATTTAACAATTATATCGGGTGAAATTACAGCGGCAACTGTATCAGCTGGTGGTTCTAGCTATACAGGGTCACCGACGGTAACTGTATCAGATCCTGGTCATACAGGAACTAACCTTTGTAATATAGTTATAAGTAGTGAATTAGATAGTCAAGGTGGACCGATCAATACTAAATATATAACAAGAAAAGTTAATCTTGAAGATGGTTTTGAAGCAGAAGATTTAAAAGTTATAGTTAATGCCTATAAACCGGAAACTGCAAAAATACATGTATATGCTAAAGTATTGAGTCCGGATGATACGGAAGCTTTTGATGACAGAGGATATATTCAATTAGAACAAGAAACTGCGGCTTCTGTTAATTCATTAAATGAGGATGATTTTAAAGAATTTTTATATAGGTCTGCAGGCGATTCAATTGATTATACAGATGATAATGGAACAAATTATAAGAAGTTTAAAACCTTCGCAATTAAATTATGTTTGCTTTCAACTAGTACATTAGATGTACCAAAGGTGAAAGATTTAAGAGCAATAGCATTAGATGAGTAAAGTACAAACAGAAGATCCAAGATTTGTTAGAGACATACATTCCAAGGCACTATTAAATACAGATAAAGATGCCCTAAATAGACATAGATTGGAACGTATGGCCGCGGCTAAAAAGCAAAAAGCTCACGATGAAAGTCGAGAACAGATGGCTGATCATCACGAACAGCTCCAACAATTAAAGACTACTGTGGATAAAATTGAAAAATTAATATATAAAGTTTTAGAAAAGGATAACAATGGCAGCTAACGTAGCTTTATCAGATACGTTTGACTTATGGAGAACTCGTACTAATCAACTATTAATGTACACTCAAGTTCAGGGTGGCAAAGATGTAGTACATGTTTCTAATACCACAAATGCAACGTCAACCACTACAGGCGCGATTACTTCAAATGGCGGTATTGGAATTTTGGAATCGGCTGTTGTAGGTGGAAGTGTTCTCATAAACACAAATTTAACTGTAGATAAAGATGTAGTAATAACAGGAAACACAGATATCGGTGATACTTCTGCTGATACATTAACAATTAGTGCAAGAATAGATGCTGATGTAATTCCTTATACCGATGAAGCTAGAAATTTTGGTAATAGTACTTGGAGATGGGGAACAGTTCATGTAGGAGGCATTGCAGGATCAAATTCTTCCGCTTCATTACATATACCAGTAGGATCTAGTGCAGAAAGAGCCGGAGGAACAGGTTCAATTAGATGGAATACAACATTAAGTAGATTTGAAGGAAATACTGGTAGTTCTTTTTATCCTTTAGCTCAACCAGAAGATCAAGATGGCGATACAAATATTACTACAGATAATGGTAGTGATGAAGATATAATCAGATTTTTTACTGGTAATTCTATAACTGAATCTACCGAACGAATGAATCTGGGTACTTCAGGTAACCTCGCAATCGGTACGGGTTCTACACTTGGTGATGCACAACTTCAGGTCCAGGGCACCGTAAATGTCGGTGGAACTACGAATTTTGGAAACAGAGTAAATCTAAGAGGAAATACTTATATATATGATTCAGCTGAGTGGTGTAATGTTGCACCTTCTAATTGGTTTCATATACATACGCCAGATACTACCATCGATTCCGAAAACGTTATTATTACTGGTAATTTAGTTGTTCAAGGTACTAGAACTTATAATGATACAGCAGTTACAGTTACTGAAGATAAAACTTTTGTTATTGGTTTAGCTGGAAACGTTTATAGTGATAGTGATGCCTCTTCTGGTACTATTACTTCGCAAAGAAATAATGCTACTGAAAATCACGGATTAGCTGCTGCGGATAAAGTTTTTATTGTGGTTGCCGGCACTTCTGGTTTAACAGATGAAGGAATTTATACAGTTGCAACAGTACCAACAGTTACAACATTTACATTAACAGGTTATTCTGGTACCGGAACGTTTGATTGGGCTAAATGTCATACCGATGCACAAGCTAGTGGCGGAGGTCTAGTTATACCTGCCACAACTAAACATTCATTTACATATGAAAGTTCTCTTAGTGCATGGTTAGTATCGGATGGTGGAAAAGTCAATGGAGCTTTCCAAGTAACTGGTACATCAGATTTTGATGGGGATTTAGATATTGATGCCGCAGTTGTCCATGATGGAGCTTTTACCCATGCCGGGACATTCAAAACTACTGCAGATACTACCGCCGCAGCAAATTATTTTTTGAAAAGTGCGGATGCTGCCGGAACAAGTTCTTGGGTAGCATTTGGAATTTATGACTCATCCGGAACAAGACTCGGACCTTAATTAAAAAACGATGAAAACAAATGGCATCACCATTAAAAGTTTACAATTCTGGATCGGCCATTCAAGTAATGACCGATGCAGAAATCGACAGCATGATAGTACCTCTTGTTCTACAAGAGTTCGCATCTAATCAAGTATATAGTGTAAGAGGAAATTGTACTGCATATGCTAATAATGATGGTAACATCGGTTCCTTTGATAATAGATATAGGGGCGATGATGTAGGTGATCATCCTATTTCCGCAGGAAATTTTACTACTACCACGTGGTCTTTATATCAAGAACAATCCAACGCTGTTAGTACAGCTAACGTAATCTATCCAACAAAATTTATTTCTTCAGGCAATAAACTTCAGCAAATGTCCTTTGCTGATTTAACAGCTACTATTCTAGCTAGAGTTTCTAATAATTGGAGAACTAATTTATATCCTGTAGGGGGTTATTATTTTGGCACTGCCGCGCCCGATGCAGATACTTGGATTTATGCTGGCGATGCTTTAACAGAAACTTTTAGACAAGCTGGCGCGGATAGTGCTGTTGTTTATAGGTTATGGAGAAAAACCGCTCCCAATACATCTTCTGGTGATCGACCTGTTTATAATAGGACCGGTAGTGATGGTGTTCAGGAAATGACTGATGATGATATTAAATCATTAGCGGCGGAGTGGAGAAATTATTTGATGAATAGCAGTGTCGGAGAAGATATTGGTTATTATAAATTAGTAGTTGGCACTTCAACCCCGACTCCCGGAACATGGGTTCAAACCGGCGCTTATACAGATTATCTAACAGATACCGGCGATGTAATTTATTCTCAAGGATATGAAGGAATATATTCTCAAATGTATGAAGGAATATATTCGGGTCAATATTTGGGATTGTATTCCGGGCAGTTTACTGGCATATATTCGGGACAGTTTACTGGTATATATTCAGGACAGTTTACTGGACTTTATTCACGCGGTTATGAAGGTTTCTATTCGCAAGGATATTCCGGTGGATATGCTGGTGGATATCAAGGACCTTATCAGGGCGGATATACAATTGGCTATACTGTAACATATGGGTCTGGAAGTGAAGCTCCTAATCCTCGAGCTTCTTCGGAAGGGGGATCATTTTCTCATACATATTCTGGAGTTTATTCTGGAGTTTATTCAGCTACATTTTCCGGCCAATATTCTAATCAATTTGCTGGATTTTATTCCAATCAATATGAGGGAGTTTATTCACAAGGTTTTCAAGGAATATATTCACAAGGTTTTGAAGGAATATATTCATCCGGATTTGAAGGATATTATTCTCAAATGTATGTAGGAATGTATTCAGGACAATATTCTGGATTTTATAGTAATCAATATACGGGAAGAACTGTGTTAGCTTCATTAGATTCTCAGCCGTATACTTTTTGGAAGAGGATAAATTAATGAGTAAACCTTGTCGAATATTGCCATTTGGAGCGAATACCGGGCTAGGTTCTAGTGAAACCGGTAATTTGTTTATAGGAAAACTAACAGAAACGGGTTCTGGTGCCTCAGCGAATGTTGGAGAGATAAATGGAATAAATGAGCATTGGGGAGCCAGTGGTCAAGATACATATAAGAACGATTTTGTAACAGGAGACTACTTAGTAATTAGATATCAAGAATATGGAATGCTCGGCGTTGGGCAGTTCATTAAAGTTACAAATGTTACCGGTACTTTTGGTGCAGCAGTATTAACATTGGAAGATGGTGCCGCTCCCGACATTTATAGTTATTTAAATGCTTCCGGCGGAAATTATACAGGTCAAACTGAAGTTGAAGTTATTTTTGAAAAGGTAGAAAGTTGGGGCATACAGGAAATGACTGTAGACCAAATCGATGAGTCATGTGTTGTTCCTATTTTTGAAAGATGGGGAAGTTATACAAAAGGTACGGCAGGTAATGATTTTTGGAAGGGACATGTTCGTCCGCTTGCTGGTTCTAGTGCTACAGCTGGCTTTACTAGCGCTGGATATATAGGTGAAAAATATAGAAGTCCGGACGTTGTAGGAGATCACCCAGTTGCGAATAATGTAACTATTACTAATACATTATTAGAATATAATTCCGGTAGCGATCCATATAATGGAACCAGTTTTAATGAAACTCATGTTGATGATACAGATAGTATTCCAAAATTTATCAAGTTAAAAGATACCGCTGGAAATGTTCAGGCTATGACTGAATCAGAAATGGAAGATAGTTCAGATTCTGTAATCGAAAGATGTGTTCAATATTATATTAGTGCAGCTAATACAGTAGGTTCTTATCATATTGGAACATCACCTGGAGATGGAGATACTAGTTCTTGGCATAGTTCAGCATTTTTTGAAGATACGGTTATAGCATCTTCCGGCGCTGCAAATACTACTTATAATCTCTACAGAAAAGAATCTGGTATGGTAAGAGGATGGAGTGGTACTAGATTATTAACAAATGCTAATACAGCGTCAAGAGCTGCAAATTCCGTTTTTTATTTTGGTGGAACTAATACTGATTATATTGCCGTTGGTAATTATCCACGAGCAGCGACAGACGAAGTACTTTATAAACCTGTATATACTGAAGTTCCATTTCAAAATGGAATCAAATCATGGGAGCATCCCGCCGGTATTTCTGCAACTTTAACAGATACTGCTAATGATGCAGGAATGCATTTATATTGGCATAAACGTTTATTAAGAAATGTTCTTTCAAAAACAATAGGTACTTATGCATTTGTTGCTGGCTCTTCCGCTCCCGGAACCGGTACATGGCAAGCCGTAGGAACATGCTCGGATAGATTAACAACCATTGGAGATGTAATTTATTCTCAAGGATATGAAGGTATTTATTCTGCATCATATGAAGGTATATATTCTGCCGGGTTTCAAGGACCATATGAAGGCATTTATTCTCAAGGATTCCAAGGCGGATATACTTTTACGTATGGATCTGGAGGAGAATCCCCTAATCCTCAAGCTTCTTCAGAGGGTCCATCATATTCTGGAGTTTTTTCTTCTGGCTTTACAGGAATATATTCTGGTGTTTATTCTTCTGGCTTTACAGCAACATATTCAGGCCAATATTCTGGATTTTATTCTAATCAATATACTGGCGTAACAGTTTTTACTGTCCTGGAACAAGATGATTATTCTTTCTGGAAAAGAGTAGCATAAATACATATAATATTAATATTATGAAAGGAAAAAATGGCTGAACAAGAAGTGGCCGAACAAGAAGAGTGGACTCATGATACAATGATTGAGGGCTTGTGGCGCACAGATGAAAAAAAAGAAATTTCAATTCTTTATGAAAGACAAGATAAATCTAGATACTCTGGACAGGCTTTAGAAAATTCACGAGAATGGAAAGATTTTTTTCATAAATTTACAACTGAACAAATTGATGAATTTTCTGAAACTAATAAACAGCAACGCGAAATTCAAAATAAAGATAGAGGCCCTAGAGTTAAACAAAGGGATGACAAACAGCGATTCGAGAGAAAAAGAGCCGCTGATGATTTAGAAACTTTATTTCGAGCTAAATTAGAAGCTTTTGAAATTCCAGAAGTTAGAGACAGTGAAAACAGAGAATTAAGATCACGAATTAGAAAATCTAAATCATTAACTGAAATTTCCGCTTTAGTCGCGACCCTTATAACTTTATCTATAATTAGAATAACTCTACGTCCGGAAGGCCTTTTAGATGAAGAACCTTTAGAAGAACCAGCAGCTAATACATCAACAATTGAAGCAGTGGCTGATAAGGAAATTGGACAAGAAGAATGGATAAGGACGGAAGAACTTCATGGTCCGGGTCCAGATGAGGAAAATTAAAAAAATTAGATGAGACTTGACCAAGGATTTTTATTATGTGCCACTAATTTTAAACCATATCTCACCGCCGCACAACAATTAGCAGATAGCTTAAAAGAATTTGCTCCAAACCATCCAGTAATTTTATATACTGAAGATAAATGGATATCTGATTCTGGTAATCATATATTCGATGAGGTTCACGGTGGCATGCCCTCCTCCAATAGAGCCAAATTATTAGCCTTACAACATTCCCCTTTTGATCTTACATGTTATCTTGATTCTGATATGGTATGTATCAATCCTAAGGCTCCGGAAATATTTAATGGAATAAAAGATGGTTATGATATGGCGTGGACTAAAATCAGAACATATGCTGCTGCTCAAACGTGGTGGGATAAGAAAAATTTAAAAGTCCCTCATGGTGGAATGTGTTTATATAGAAAGTCTGAAAGGATGATTTCTTTTATGCAACAATGGTGGGAAAATTGGTTATGGAAAAGACGACATGAATGGGATCCAAGATGGGATGGTAAATATCCTTACTGGGAAACCAGAGGATGGGATCAGTTTCCCTTACATTTAATGTTAGGTGTTATAAGACAGGATGATCCATGGTATCGCCCAGATATTAAATGGCACTGGGTATTTGGAGGCGATCCCCCTTGTACTCCTGAAACGAATGATTGGAATACAGGAGAAGATGCGAAATGGAATTGGATAATAGGATATCACCCAGAAAGAGAAGACGTAGACAGAGATGAAATAGTATTTCATGATTATTCTTGCTTATTATTCAAAAAACAATATCAAAACGGAAGAATATGAATCATATAGAACATATTTCAAAATATTGTAATGATAATGAAATATTAGATATTCTTCAAAAGTTGGGGGAATATCTTTATGATTTAGATGAAGATAAAATAAGAATGGGTAGCAGAAGAATAATCACTTGGAAAGAAGCTGTTTGTGAAGAATATTTAATGGAATATAAAAAGTTGGTTAGACCAGGACCACCTTGGCATCAAGGCGTACATGATTTATTATTAGATTTAAGAACAAGAAATAGACATATGAAAGTTGTTAAATTATGTGCGGATTTAGGTAAAAGAATAGGAGCACGACAACAAGCTCTAAGTACAATATATCCGCCCGGAGGATATATGAGCTGGCATCACAATGCCGATGTTCCCGGTAGAAATTTAATTTTTACTTGGTCTAAAACAAGCAAAGGAATTTTTAGATATAAAAGAAATATTCCAGGTGCAGAATCTTTAAATTATGATATTCCAGATCAAGTTGGTTGGAATGTAAAATCATTCGATTGGTTCGGACACGGAGAAATAGATCGTACTGGATATTCTTGGCACGCAGCAGGAACTGAAAGTCTCAGATCAACTCTTGCATTTGTGATTCATAGTAATCCGATGTCAAATATGCTCTTAGAAGAAGATTTTAATCTTCATTCTTGGAGCAATGGATGTTTTATAAGTGAAACTGATACACAAAATAAATCTGAATGGTGGAAAGAAACCAAAGAAAAAATTACAACGATGAAATTAAAACCAGAAATTAAAAAAAATATTGCATTAGGACCTACTGGTGTCAAAGCTCTTCAAATCCGCTAATTCTCCAATTGTAAGATCTCCAGCTTATGTTAGAATATCATCAAAATGGTTTATAGAAAATGCTGAAGATATTATTAATAAGTTGGATAAAAAAATAATTCCTGGTACAACAGTAAATAATAATTCAAGTGCTAGAAAATCTGATGTATTTTTATGGGATATATGGAAAATAGATTTAATAGATTTACAAAAAGTAATAATTTATAAGTTAAAAGAAATTTTTATAGAAGAAAATAAGAGATATCAATTTGATTTAGATTATTCATCTATTAATGTCCAATATACAAAATATCAAAAAGGGGATTTTTATACGTGGCACACTGATGATGATTTTAATGCAACACATAAAAAACATCAAAATGTAAGAAAATTAAGTATAACCGTGGCATTAAATGTGGGATCATATGAGGGAGGAGATTTACAAATAATTTTAAATTATCAAAAAGAACCACGCACAATGCGCTTAGAATTTGGAGATGCATTAATATTTCCCAGTTTCACACAACACCAAATTACCCCAATTACTAAAGGCATTCGCTATTCACTAGTATCTTGGGTGTCAGGACCTCCATGGAGATAAATACATTATATGTCAGTAATCTATATGTAGGAATCTTATCATGGCAAAACCTCAAACACGACAACAACTCAAAGAATATTGTCTTAGACAATTAGGCCATCCAGTCATTGAAATCAATGTAGATGATGATCAATTAGAAGATAGAATTGATGAATCTATTCAACTCTATAATGATTATCATTACGATGGATCTGAAAAGATATATTTAAAACACATAATTACAGCAGAAGATATTACTAATGAATATCTTACCGTAGCCGATGAAACAATTAGTGTTATTAGAGCATTTCCCATAGATACAACTGCCGGCAGTATTAGTATGTTCGATGTAAGATATCAATTAAGATTAAATGATATGTTTGATTTAAGTAAGCAACAGCTTTCAGGTTATACTATGGCAATGCAACACTTGAGTTTGATAGAAAATTTATTTAACCAATCCCCATCATTTAGATTTAATAGACATACAAATAGATTATATCTTGATATCGATTGGTCGTATGAAATGAAGATTGGAAAATTTTTGTTATTTGAGACTTACAGGAGATTAGATCCAGAATCTTATACAGATGCTTATAATGATTTATGGTTAAAAAAATATACAACATCTTTATTTAAAAGACAATGGGGTTCTAATTTATTAAAATTTGAAGGCTTACAATTACCCGGTGGAACTACTTTAAATGGGAGACAAATTTTTGATGATGCAACAACAGAATTGCAAATGTTAGATGATGAAATTTTTACAAAGTATCAATTGCCTGATGATTTTATGGTGGGATAATATGAAATCTTTTCGAGAATTTATAGAAGAAGAAATTAAATTACCTATAGAAGTAGGTGATATAGTTCTCGGTGGAAAATTCAAAAATAAAAGAATAGTAGTAAAAGATATTGGAGAAAATGAAAAAGGTGATATTACTATCAATGGTAGACCTATTTTAAGAGTTAGAATAACGGGCGAAAAAGAGGAAAATGGCACTAAATAATTATTTCGAAAAATATAGTAACAATGAAGGAAATCTTTTAGAAGATTTGGTACAAGAGTCCATTCAAGTCTTCGGACATGAAGTTTCTTATCTACCAAGAACTCAAAATAATTTAGATAATATTTTCGGAGAAGCCACTGCATCATCTTTTGAATCAGCTTATCCAGTAGAAGTGTATATTAAAACCACAGATGGTTTTGAAGGTGAAGGGGCTTTTGTTGGTAGATTTGGATTAGAAATTAGAGAACAAGTTACCTTTTCTATGTCACAACGTACTTGGAAAGGATTGGGTCTTACAACAAGACCCCTTGAAGGAGATTTAATTTGGTTTGATACGGCCCAGAAAATGTTTGAAATAATGTTTGTTGAACATCAAGCAATTTTTTATCAATTAGGTAGATTGCCCGTTTATGATTTATCTTGTGAATTCTTTGAATATAGTAGTGAAGATATTGATACTGGAATAGCAAAAATAGATGCTGTGGAAGCAGATAGTGCTTATTCTGTCGAATACGGGTACTCTGCTAATTCAGGTGTATTTTCTACTAATGAAACTATAATTGGTGGTTTGTCCGGAGCTTCTGCTAAAGTATTAAAATTACGCGATGTACCTGGATTAGGTCTATTTGTGAGAGTTACAAATATAGTAGGATCGTTTACACCAGGCGAAAATATATTGGGTCAAACATCAAATGAAACTGCACAGATAAGCACGGTAACACAAGAACATGCAGAGGATGCACAAGCTAAAAATGCAGAAATTGAATCAACTGCAAAAGGTATTATTGATTTTACTGAAGGAAATCCATTTAGTGAAGGAACATTTTAATGTTAGGACAATATTGGTATCATGGCTTAGTAAGAAAATATGTAGCTGTGTTTGGAACAATCTTTAATGATATTTCTATTCAAAGAAGAAATAGTTCCGGTAATGTAATAGAGACAATAAAAGTACCTTTAGCTTATGGCCCTAAACAGAAATTTTTGACAAGAATTTCCGGGGACGAGCGCCTAGATAAAAAGGTGGGGATGCAGTTGCCTAGGATGGGTTTCGATTTGACTTCAATGTCGTATAGTCCTGAAAGAATGTTACATCCTCTTCATAATAGAACACAGAAATATAAAGGGGAGACTGGAGTAGTTAAAAGTCCAGTACCATATGATTTTGCATTTGCCTTAAATGTCTATGTAAAAAATGCTGACGATGGTACACAAATTATAGAGCAAATTTTACCATTTTTTCAACCTGATTTTACCGTAACAATTAATGCTCTTCCGACAATGGGCATAAAAATAGATTTACCAATTGTTTTAGGCGGTGTTAATGTTGAAGATTCATATGAAGGAGATTTTTTATCACGAAGAGCTTTAATATGGACATTAGATTTTACAGTTAAAGGATACCTATATCCAAATATTAAAGGAAAAGGATTTGGCGACGGAAGTGATAATGAATCAACTAAACTTATTCGAACATCTATTATAAATTTTCATGTAATACCGCATACATCGGTTTCGGCATCAATAGATCCAGAATATATTGTTTTAGAATCTGATAATGTTTTCGGTATGCAAAGAGATTATCTTATAAATGAAGATGATACAAAACTTATGACGGAAGCGGTAAGAAGTGATAGAAACAAAGCGCTAGTAAAATCTCGCATAATGCATACAGTAGGAGATGTAGATCCTTCTGAAGGTGGATATGAAGTAACAGAAACAAGAGACTTTTTCGCAGAAGGACTAGAATTTGATCCCGTGACGGGATTAGATACGCGCGCGCCGAGCTTAGATATACAATCACTCGGTAATAAAAATTTATGAAGGTAGATGATGAAAGATCGTGAACCAATTGATAAGCCACTATCAACAAAAGACGTTGATGACAAATTAAATGAGGTTTTTGAAATAACTCCAACGGTAGAAAAATTACCGGTTGCCAAAGTTATGCCTCAAAAAATAGAAGAAGATGATTCAAATACAGATTTTCAATATTCGCGAGAGAATCTTTATAATATTATAGAGAGAGGTTCTGATGCCATGGAAGGCCTACTTGAAATTGCTAGGGAAACAGAACATCCTAGAGCATATGAAGTAGTGGGCCAATTAATAGATAAGTTAACCAATGCAAATAAGGAGCTCATTGGTTTACATAAAACAATGCAATCTATGAAAGAAGATATAATAAGGTCTCCTCAAAATGTAACAAATGCTTTGTTCGTTGGGAGTACCGCAGATCTTCAAAAAATGTTAAACAAGAACAATAAAACAACAATTAAAGATAAGGAAGATTAATGGAGACTTTATTAGCATTATTTGGTGCAAAGTGGTGTTGTGTATTCGCATCAGGCTGCGGTGGATTAACTAATGGATTAGTACATACTTGGACTGGATGGAAAATGGAAGCAAAAAATCTTGGCCTCGCAGTTGTAGTAGGTTGGGTTGCCGCAGAATTTGCAATTCCCGCTTTGATGGAAACATTTGAATTTGGTCCATATACCGCACTCGGAATTGCATTTATGATTGGGTATAGTGGTATCAGATTGTTACCACATTTGGAAAAAAGAATATTTAAAAAATTGGATAAAGTGATTGATGATGTCGGCAAAGTAGCAGCGGACGCTACTTTAGGTTCCGATGATGATGAAGAAGATAAGGAGAAAAAATAAAATGCCAGTACAGTCTATGCAAGCTATAGCAGAACACTCTCTTTTTAAAGCGGCGTTACCCCTTGTTACGGTAGCGCTGGTCGGGAGTATATCATGGATATTTGTGACTGTCATGGATTTAGATAAAATACTTCATAAAGTAGAAGATTCGGAAATACCCCAAATTAATGCGGATATTGCACAGGGGTATAAAAAAATAGAAGAATTAGAAAAACAAATGACAGATATGAGAATTAAATTTGCACAGTTATCCATATCGCCGGGCCATCCATCAAAACAACCATACTATCCGGAACGTGATAATTAGATAATAAGTTATGGGTATAAACAAAACGATTAACAGACATTGGAGAGATTGGGCCGCATTAGTTTATTTGTTCATCTGTCTGATTGATTTTTTTGTTGCTCCTTTAATGTGGAACATAGGCATGAATATGCAAAGTGATGAAATAAAATTGAACACTAGTAGATGGACTCCGCTTACATTGCAGGCCGGAGCCATGTTTCACTTATCATTTGGAGCTATACTAGGAGCAACAGCATGGAGAAAAAAAGATGAAGTGGATGTTCATAATCGTAATGGGTCTAGTTCTTAGTGGATGTGCAAAGCACAACAAAGACGACAAAACACATAATGATTTAGGTAGTGGAAATAAATCAAATTTACCGGTTTCATTAGATTTACTTATTGAACACGCAGAATATTGTAAAGCAATTTATGATGGTGGTGGTAGTCAAAAAGATGAAGTTGCGTTTGAAGTAAAACAAGATAATGGAATATCAATAATTGTTATTAGAGGTACGGCGAATAAGAGTAATGTAGAATCCGATATTGATGTGAGATTGGTAAGCGATACACGTACAGGAATCTATCTCCATAAAGGATTTAGAGATGCCGCTGTAACTATAATGCAAATTATAGATACTTCAATGACAACATCCAAAACTGTTGTTCAAGGACAGACACGTACATATCCCCTTGAACAAACAGTATACGTTACAGGACACAGTTTAGGTGGAGCCGTAGCACAAATAATAGGAATGTGGCTTCACAAGAGAGGTAAAAATGTTCAAGTTTTCTCTTACGGATCACCAAAAGTTTCTAATCAAGTTTTGCCTGGTGGACAACCCACTCATTGGAGGGTGGTTCGCCCTAGTGATCCTATTCCTTTTACTCCTCCTTGGCCTTACTATCACACAGGACTTTTTATAGATAGTCAGGATTTGGATTGGGGGCCAGACAATGATAATGGATTAATTTCTAAAACTGATGGATTAACCCATGCTATAGCAAAATATGTAGAAACTTTAAAGGAAAATAAGTAATAACTTTATAGGAAAAAAATGGCTCACTCGCAAGAAGATCATTTATCGGAATGGATTGAAGTAGAGCAAGAACGAGATTACTATCGTAAACAATATGAGTTAGTTCAAAAAGAATTAGATGAAGTAAAATCAGAATTAAAAAGGATCAATGATATTTATTTTAAACATTCCGGTCCTTAATTTATAATATAATTTAAACAGTGGAGATAAAATGATGGTAGATAATGAATTTAGTTTAAAAGAAACTAAGTATCGAAATCGCGATCGACAAAAACATATTCAAAGACCTTATACTACCCAAGATGTTAAAAAATTAAGTGGTTCTATTAAAATAGAATATACTCTAGCATCAAACGGTGCGGCAAAACTTTGGGATAAATTTCATTCTCGAAAATATGTTAGTGCATTAGGTGCATTGACAGGCAATCAAGCAATGCAACAAGCAAAAGCGGGACTTGATTCAGTTTATCTTTCCGGATGGCAAGTCGCC